GAAGACGTAAGTACAGTTGCTGGTGCTCCAAGTGAGTTAGCTCGCTCTGTTGCTCGTCGCATTGTTGAAATGAAGCGTGAAATTGAAAAGCATATGCTTTCAAATTCTAACGCTGTTTCGCAAGTGACAGGGACTGCCACTAATGCTACGGGCTACAAAACCAAAGCGTTAGGATCATTCATTCACGAGAATGGTAAAGCCGCAGAAACAAGTGGTATCATGGGTGGTACTGATGCGTTCACTGTTAACAGCAATTTCCGGCCAACTGCAACAAATTCTGCTGGTACAGCAGCAAACATTTGGACCGGGGCAAGCTCAACTATAACTGAAGGAGTTATCCAGGATACTCTTCAAGGTATCTATGATAAGACCGGAACTATTCGGGATTATACAGCAGTTGTAGGAACTACGCTTAAGCGTAAGTTTACCAATCTAGCATCTACTAACACAGTAACGAGTACGATTCAGCATACTGCTGATCCTAGTGGGAACAGTAACCCTCCGGGAACTGAGCTTTCAGCTTATCCGGGTATCGCCGCTGATCGGACTCGTTCTGTAACTAAGGATCAATCAAGCAAATCCTACATCTCTTCAATAGATATTTTTGAAGGAGATTTTGGCACAATAACATTAGTGCCAGATCACTATGTGGATAATGCTGCTAACGGATACATCATTCCGTTTGATGAATGTGAGTTAGCTGTTCACACAGCTCCTAATGTTAGTGAACTTACTAACAATGGAGGCGGTGAACGTCGATTGCTACGAGCAATCATGGGCTTGAAAGTATTCAACCCATTATCGTTTGGCCGTGTTCGGTCTGCATAATCATGGGTAACTCTTTAGAGTTTGATATATCTTCGGTTCCTACCGATCTCCTTCCCGCTTTAGAGAAGGAGTTTCGGCAGGGCCGTTTAGTAGATCATGTTAACGCTCAAAAGAATGCTGCTAAGACAATAGGTAGCAGCCGAGAAAACGATTATAAAGCTATTGAAGGTGTAGGGCGTTTGCGTTTGCGAATTGACCCCTACACCTATCATTATTTTGGGCAAAGATTAGGTTACGATTGCTGGAAGGATAAGCAGTTTTTAAATGAGTTCGAAAGGGACAATCCTAGTTCTCGTGTAAATTGCGGAGGCACAAAAATTCAAGCAGGGTACGGCACAAAGAAAACTAAATTTACCAAGAAGTATGGAAGCAGTTGATTTTAAAGTTGTACTTAAACAAGTAGCGGCGGCTGCTGGGATTGATCAAGACTCCATTCCGAATTCTTTTTTCACCCAAGTAAGAGACTATGCGGATCGTAGAGTGGCTACTGCATGGGACAGAGCAGAATGGCCAGCTACAATTAGATACAATTCACCAACAGTTAATACTTCTGGGAATATAAATAAATTTACTTATCCAACTGGAGCGGATGTTATCTTAAATGTTTATTCTGATGATCCTCGGACTAGCACAACGATAAAAACTTACAGCTACACTTTGACAGACACAGGAACTGCTCGCGAAGTGATTTTACCAGAAGCAGACACTAGCGTAACTGTAGAATACAAAGAAGCTCCCCCAGAGTTTACTGGCGACACTCATTTAGCATCTGGCAAAACTTACTCTGCTGGCGAACAGGCTTATTACGATGGCAACTTTTATACAGCTAACAGTAATAGCACTTCTGGTTCTTTTAGTGGTGGAGCCTGGACAATCGTCAAAGTCCCTAAACTATTTCAAGGGTATTTAGTTAAGGGATGCTATGCAGATTACTTGCGAGCAAACGGGCAAACACAAGATGCATCTATTGAGGATCAAAATGCAGAAGGTATACTTTTTAGGGAAACAGAAAAGCTTCAGCGAGTGCAGGGGCAAAACAGAAGAATCCAAATGAACACTTATTGATATGACAGTAACAGAAGCAAAGAACGAAGTTTCAAAAAGAACAACAAACAGTGCCACACTTGGGGCGAACGAATATCGGAAAAAAGTTATTATTACTAACCTTGCGAATGCCGTTAAATATATAAGGTTTGCAGACGCAACTCCCTCAAATACTGACCATGATATTGCTTTAGGGTTGTATCGCACTCCTGGGGCAACGTTTGTTTTGGATAATTACACAGGCCCAATAACAGCAGACGCAACTAGTGTGACGTTTGTTGAATTTGTATAATTTTTATGGAAACTAAAAAGGTAGACGAACTTAAAGGACAGCTATCAATGCTGTATCAGGCGGCGGCAAATGCACTTTTATCAAAGCAACAGCACGATGCTTGCCAGCAAGCAGCTCAAGCCCTTATGGATCATTTAGAGGAGTTTGGTAAGGCTGATGTAGCCGAGGACTCTCCTAGTGAATCTTGACGATTTGAGAGTAATTGCAGTTGGGGGAGCCGGAGTAGGCTCTGTGCTAGTTGAGATTGATATGGCTTTAAAATTAGTCATAACAATTCTTAGCTTATTGTATGTAGGAAAAAAAACCTTAGATTTATATAAAAATAAAAAATAATATTATGTTACGTTCAAAAACAATGTGGGGAGGAATAGTTGGCTTGGTGTCTGCCTTGGCGGGTTGGGCTACAGGGGAGCTGGAGCTCGGAGCTGCAATAAGCACAGCGACGACAAGCATTCTGGCAATCTTCGTTCGTCATTCGATCCAGAAAACTAATGACGCAGTGGTAGCTGCTAAAAGTGATATCACTAGTTAAAACATTAAGTGGTTTATTTAAAGCGTTCCCTAAGCTGGCAGACATCTTAGAGGACGCAATTTTTTATTTTAGAAATGCTCAAGCTGAGTCACAAAGAATTGATAAAGATAGTTCCGTTGATGCTTTTATTAATAAGCACAGTGGGGTGTCATGTGACAAAGTACAATGGAGCGGAGAGGTGGATGAAACATCCACAAGCACCGGAGGCGGCACGGGTAGCACCACTTTTCACAGCGGGAGTCCTGAAGGAAATAAACAGACTTGAGGCAGAACTCGCCAAAGCTAAAAAATGAATGCCAGCACTTCACCCATTAAATGACGGCGACCCTGCTTTTGTAGGTGTTAACGCAAAGATAGCACCAGATAGACTAAAACCTGGATTTGTTTCTGATGCAGTAAACGTTCGTTTTGACAATGGGGCAATTGTTCCTCGCAAAGGCTTAAAAAAAGTAGGCTGGGTAAACCAGGCCAACGATGAAATTGCTGGCACTTGCAGTATATCTCAACACAAAACTCAACAAGCTTGTACAAACGCTGGAGGTAACTGGACAGCAGACGCTACAGGGGGCCGCAACATAGGCTTTAAGCCATTTTTAAATGTAAAGGGTATTGGTAAGTTCAGCGACCCTAACGGTGTCTCCTGGTTGCTTGCAGCAAGTGCAGAAGGCAATGCTGGATCTCACAAGGTTTACGCAATGACCGCTGGCAATGACATACAAGTCGTTAACAGTAATTTAACTTTTGATAAAAATGATGTCACGTTTGTTCAATGTTTTAATGTGGTAATCATGTTTAGGGGCGAAGACCTTGAACCGTTAAAACTTAGCAGGATCGATGATGGCTTTGTTTCTATTGCTCAAGAAGAAACTGACACTACAATTGAAGAAAACGAAGACCGAGAAATAGTAGACGATGGAACAGATCAAATTCCAAACGCTAATTCTGGTTTGTTTTTTTCAAACAGACTTTTAATCCCTCACAGCCGCGACTTGGTAGCTGCTTCAGATTATTTAAGCTACACACGATACCAGCCCATTCTTTCAAATTTCCGCATTAATTCTGGTTCGGACGACAAGCTTGTAGCCCTTTGGAAATTCGACCAAACCACCCTGCTCTGTTTTAAAGAAAGCTCAGTCTATGCCGTAAGGAACATTGTAGGCAATTTGTCGGATATTTATTTAGACGAATTAACGAGGTCAATGGGATTAGTTGGCTCAAAAGCAGTCACAACAGTTGGTAAGGATGTTTGGTTTTTAAGCGACCAGCGAGGTATTGTTAGCTTGCAGCTCCATGAGTCAGGCAAGCTACAAGGCCAAGACATTCCTGCTTCTGATGCTATCCAACCTTTAATTGACAGAATTAATTGGAACTCTGCACATAAAGCTGTAGCTGTTTATTGGGGTAATCGTGCGTACTGGGCTCTTCCTGTTGATGGAGCTACAGAAAACAACATTGTAGCAGTTTATGATTTTAGGAATGGAGCTTGGAGTGGATACGACACTGGTGAAGCGTTTGCTAAAAATGGTGTTTGTAA